CCTTTAGTAGGCCGTTCCACGTGTTGTTTTCCGCTAGGTATGCCTTGTCTTGGCAGACCGCTGAAGAACAACGACGGAACCCCGCGACCCTGTCGCGCTTATCGCTCCCGGACGACTGATGTCGTCACGCGAGTCTTGAGAGATTGGGCTTACGTCTTCGGACGTCCTGAGCCCACCGTCGACCTTGATGTCACTCGAGATTGTTTGTCTTTCTCGAAGGACGTCAAGGCGCTCCTTGCGAACTGCCCATCCGACCTCGAAGAGGAACGGATGGCTTGGCAGTCTACAAAGAAGCTCCTGCCTGCCTCGTGCAAGTGCATGGAGACTCCTTTGTTACAGGGAGTGGTCAACGGGTTCTCGCGCTCTGCGCGAGAGCTCCCTTCTGGTTACCTCGCCTTCGTTGAGAAGGAGACCCGGCGCCTTTTTCCTAAGGCCTGGGACTCCGGTCTTTACGAAGAGAGGGTTCTCACCTGCTCTCCTGGTTTGTCCGGTACGACTGACAACATCCGTTCACACGGAGGTTGCCACGCCGATTGGAAAGGGAAGCATTCTGACTTCCTGGATGGTGCCCTTCGGGGCTATTATCCAGGAGGCGTCGAACGTTGTGCTGAGCTTATGGTGGTGCAGTCTGCGGGGAAGCCTCGTCCTCTGACGAAGTTTTCCGGGGAGACGCTCCTGTTTAAGCCTTTGCATACGTCAATTTACGACAGACTCCGCCGGAACCGGTGGCTTTCTGTCGGCGACGTGTCTGATGCTTCCCTTTCGCGTGCTGGCTTCACCAAGCGAGACGCGGAAGTCCTGACTTCCGGCGATTACAAATCGGCAACTGACCAGTTGTCGATTGAGGTCGCTGAGAGGGTTTTGGGAACTTTGCTCGCCAACTCGGTTTCAGTGCCGGCTGGTTTGCAAGAGGAGGCTTTGAAGATCCTCAGGCCTGTGCTCTTTCATGAGACACTGCTGCCTGGTGGTATCGAGCCGCGAGTAGGACAGATGATGGGTAGCTTTTTGAGCTTTCCACTTCTTTGTCTGCAGAACCGCTTCGCCTTTCTTTGGGCGATGCGCACTGCTGGTTTAAGTCCTGCTGCTGCGGAGAAGCTCCCTTGCCTTATCAACGGGGACGATATCCTTTTTCAGTCACCCCTCGGGGTTTCTGATGTTTGGATGCGTACCGTTGGCGAGCTTGGTTTAGAGGTCGAGCGTACTAAGACGTCTGTCTCCCCCAGTTTCGGTTCTTTGAACTCGACACTGTTACGTTGGGTAGGGGTTCACCTTCGGGTGATCCCTACACTTCGTTTCGGGAGACTACGTTCTTCGCAGTACGTGAACTCTCTTGCGCGTGAGTTTAGACAGTTTGTTTCAGGGTTTAAGAGTAACCAACGCTTTCGGGCGGGGGTTGTCTTTTTCCGCTGGCACCTTGGTTCGCTTCGGTCAACTAGATTGACTCTGTTGGAACTTGGTTTCAGGGGAAGCCTTGCTTGCAGACTTTCTATTCTCTTTCGTCTGGTGCCGTGCAGTTTGCCTCAGTATGAGGTTCCGCCCGCGCCCGTAGGCCATAACGTTACCGTCGGTAGCGATTTGGCTTCTTGGGTCCCGGAGGATTCTCTCAGTACTGAGCTTTCTTTGCTCAACGCCAGGGAGACCGCTTCGTGGAAGTTCGGACTCAGTTTTCGGAATGATCGAGATAAGGCTACCGTCCGGTATTACCTTTCTCTTTCTTCCGTTCGTTCTGAGCCCTTTTCTTTTTCGTTGCGGGAGGGTTGGAGATCTAGGCTGACTCCGGAGACGTGTGGTGAGCGTCGTCGACGACTCGCTGCTTGGTTTTCGCAGCCTTTAGTACAGAAGGAGAAACGGTTGGCTCTTTTTCAGATCCTAGTTGATTGGACCCAGTCCGATCAGTTTGGATCTCCTCCGAGCTACTCAGAGACCGGGGGGGGGGTGTTGGGGTCGGGCCTTCCGTGGTTGGGAGGGCTCGAGGGGAAGAGAGAAACGTGAGGGTGAGG